ACGAGCAGTCTCGCTACATTCGTTCTATTGGACGCAAGACCTTTGCTAATCAGCTTCGGGAAACTCGCAAGAAGCTAGGGATGACAGTCAGGGAACTAGGTGACAAGATCGGCGTAACTGGATCGTTGATCAACCAGATTGAAGTGAACTCCAAGAGCATTCTGAAGAAAGAACAAGTAGATAAAGTGATCGAACTATGCACACCTTCCTCGAAATTGAAAACGGCAAGTACTACGTCCGAGTCAGTCCCTACTCAGCCAACAACCCAAGCCCAATGCACGAACGAGGAAAGCCTTTCCCAGACAGCCTCAAGCCAGAGTACGAGTCATTGGAGTTGGCCACCATCGGACTTCAAGAGCTAACAAATTACTATCAATGCTCAGTAGAAAAAAAGGTTTCAAAAAAACGGGGGCAAGATTAAAGCCTGTTTCAGATAAGCGTAAGGTTATAAACAAAGAATACTCTGAAGCGAGAAAGGAATACTTTGAAAAAGTTCAAGGAAATTGCGAAGTCTGTGGAGCGCAAGCAACGGATATACATCACAAAAGTAAAAGAGGAAAAAACTTATCTTCACAACAAACTTTTATGGCGGTATGCAGAAATTGCCACACCAGAATCCACGACAATCCTGCGTGGGCAAGAGAATTAGGATATTTAATATATGAGTTCAAATAATACATTCGTTTCAATGATCATCTGCGAGGGATACCATGAAGATGAGAACCAAACTAAGATTCTTTTCCAACAGCAATTCAATCAATGCTGGGTAAAGAAAGCTGACATCAAGACAATGGAAACACTTGGCTTCCATGAAGGACGTAAGTTCATTCGTATTGTTATACCAGAGGAAGTAGCGAACACGCTAGAGCTTCAAGGTATTCTGGATTAATTTATATGGTCGGCGGATGAGGTGGTGTGCTTTTAAACACCCTTCCCAATAATGCCGAGTTAACCCGGCCACCTTTTTACCAGTCACCATTCTCGTCAGAAGAATAGCTATCATCATCCATAATGGATTCGACTGGCTTTTCTTCTCTAGCCCAGAATCGGTTAGTCGGAACCGCTTTATCGTTTCCGATAAAAACCAATCCAAACCTACGAGACATTTCGAGGCAGTAAAGAAAGCTATCTGCCAAATCGGGCGAGTATCCAGTGCGTCCCTTGTAGTCATCTTTAGTCTCTACGGAAATCTTCTTAGATTTAATCGTGTACCTACGGATGCAAAGTTCCCGCGCCAGTTCAGACGCTGCGCCGACACCATAGATGACTCGACTCTTAAAGCCATGATAGGCTGAATACCAATATTCCGAGACAAGTCTATCATAAACATCCTTACACGGGCGTTTATCAACCTCTGCTGCCATACGCTCAGTAGGTTTACCCATAGAAGAAATAAGGGCGATAGAATGACCACTAGAATCATGCTTCAACCACTCGCGGATGATAGCTTGTGCGACTCGACCGCCATCACCAGACACGTCCATACCAAATTTAGTAGGCTGAACTCCAGAAGCCCGGCATAGCTCGACTACTTCCTTAGCTAGACCGACCTCAAACTCAGCAGCTTCACGGGCAGATAGCTGAATAACCTTCTGTTTCTCCAACCACATGACACGATTGCGAGTCCCGCGAATGTAACCCAGTTTAGCTATAGTAAGCACACACCTATCTCCACCAACTGTAAAAGCAGTATCGAAGCCGGCAATCTTATGAAATCCTTCTGAATCCCAGAGTGGTTCTTCGTTAGTATCAGCGTTACGAATAAGATCAGCGGTAAGAATGGTCTGGGCAAATCCAGATTTAGGCCACCAACCGATAGCATTACGAACATAGTCAATCGCATTCTCGTCTCCGTAGCACTGCTTGAGCATGACTTGTTGTTTCTTTCGATCCATCAAGAACGGGAATGGGGATGGTTCATGCTCTGGAGCGGCGAAGTTAGGCGACCTCATGCCATTGTAGAACAGGCAAACTCCAGTCTCCGTATCCCACTTATCCATCTCTGGACTGACAGTATCGAAGTTACTTTGGCCTTTAGGCATAGCCCAGCGGGTATGAGGATTGTCACCAGCGGAGGGGTTTCCAATACCGATAAAGACTACATCATTGTTAGCTGACAAGTTAACACGGGCAGTAATCGCGCCCAGTTCCATTTCTGGCAACTCATCAAGGGCTAATCTAATCCGATCATTCTTACGTCCACGGGTAGTATCAATAGCCTTCTGACCTTCATTGCCTGACTGGAAAGCGAGAGCTTTGATGGCATTGCGATAGTCCTTATCCTCATCATTCGATCCACCACCCCAAACGATCATGTGGCGATAGTCGATTAACTTCCCGAACTGGACAGCAGCAGACTTCCACAACTTAGAAATGATACCCCAGATACGATCTTCGGATGCACCAAGAGTAGTTGTAGCAACCCAAGATGAAGTACAATGCGGAGCAGAACACCAGTCAAGGTAGACCCAAAGCCCAACTGGAAACGACTTTCCCATCGAGGCCGCGCCAGCTAAACAGATGTCATCATTGTTGCAGAGTTCTTCCAGCGTTCTCAACAACTGAGTATTGGTATAACCTCGATTGACAATAGAAACTTCAGTAGGCCATTGGAGTTTTACTGCCTTCAAGAAGTGTTCATATGGAGTAAGCAATTTAAAATCTGAAAGATTTATATTGTGTTTGTTACAGTAATCTTTTCCATATTCACCCTTACTAATAGCGTAGCAGTATAGCTCTACACCAAGCTCGTCCATGTTCTCAGGGAATTTGATACCGTACTTTTGAATGCCTGTGTTTCCAGAAAAAATTCTTGACATATCAACAATAAAATATATTTTCAGATGAAAGGCAAGATGAAACTCAAAAATAGAAACCTAGCTCCAGTTGGTTCATGGTACTACAAATACGAGATCAAGCGTGATAAACTCACCTTCCCAGCAGTTGTATACGGAAGCACATGGAGCAACTTGATTTCAAACATCCAAAAAGATTGCCGATCAAACGGGATAGAAGTTCCAGAAAATCTTGAGCAACTTGTCGAAGATCAAATCTGCCAACGCCAACCAAGTGATCGTTGCTGGTACGCTGATGGGATTGGAGATAGAATCGCGCAAGCAATTCACACGGTAGCGGCGGTTACAGACAAGGTTCTTGGAACTAAACTAGAACACAAAGCAAGGGGATGCAGTTCATGTAATAGAAGAAGAAATGCCTTGAATTCATTATCGTAAACGATAAATTGAAATCTTAATATTATGCTCTCAATAGGAAACGACAACTTCTCACTTGCAACCCTTGACGAAAATGGCAAACCGCCAGAAACACGAATCGCCAATGCGAATCACGCATGGAATATTGCTAACAACTTGAGGCTGGCAAATGTAGGCAGGGAAAACAAACGCATCCGTATCTACAAAGCGTATAAAATGTTCCCCCCGACAGGGTACAGCAAGATCGCTGAAAAGAAACTGCCTTGGCAATCGGACGTGAACTACGGACAACTTGGATTTATCGTAGATAACCAGAAGTCCAGTTACTACGATGTCATTACTGAACGTCAGGCTTGTTGCACGATCAAAAGCAAATTCGGCAACGAAAAAGAACGCTTAGTAAACTCTGAAAACATCTCAACGGCATTTGACCAAGCCATCCGCGAATGGCCCGGCTACCTCTACAATACAGAACAAGACTTAGAAGAAATGCTCTTGTACGGAAAAGGTATCGGAATGTGGGATAGCCCTATGGGATGGATGCCAGAACACGTTTTCCTATCTGATCTTCTTTTCCCAGATGATATTCGTATCGACTTCTGCAACCTTGAAGAGTTTGTGCGCCGTGTCCGCCTGACTCCTTACGAGTTGTACAAGAAGATTGAGAACCGCGCTGCTGCTGAAGCAATGGGTTGGAATGTAGATGCGGCTATTGACGCTATCCGATTCCACCGCGCATTCACTAACCACCGCAAGACCCGCGAAGACTTCTTCCGCACGATCAGTGAGGCTGGATTCAACTGGAGTCTTTCTGTAAACCAAAAAATTGATCTGTATGAAGTCTACTGGAGAGAGTTCGATGGAACCATTTCTAAAGCAATCATCCTACAGGATTACCAACCTATCGCGCAATACATCAACTCCAATGTCAAGGGGTCTGGTAAACTGAGCGAAGACGATGTTCGCAGTGAGCATGGATTTATGATGCTTAAAGTAGGTGCATATAATTCATGGGATGAGATTCTTTATATGCTCACTGACTCTGTTGGTTCTGGTCTATTCCAAGACATTAAGAGCCAAGCGGAATCGGCGTTTGTTGCTTGCCGTCAGTATGATTTCACGATGAACGGATTGGTTGACGCAGTTCGACTCAACTCGATGCTGATGATCGAGGGACAAGGGCCAGATTCTACCAAGATGCTAAAACAAATGGAGTGGCTACCAATCTCTGTTATGCCAGATGGAGCTAAGTTCATCCAGAACCGCTTCCAACTCCCAGTAGCAGAGAGCATGGGATTCATGCAGTTCTTCATGGGAGATATGTACAGGG